TTTCGAAACTTTTGTTGCAGGTATCGGTACAACTAATAGTACGTTTTATGCGATAGCACTCGATGGAACTGCTCAATTTGAAGTCGGTATTGGAACAGTAACTGATGCAGCTACTGATACACTTTCAAGAGATACCGTTATCTCCTCTTCAAACTCAGACAATAAAGTAGATTTCGGTGCTGGAACTAAAACTGTATTTTGTACTTACCCTGCAAAGAGAGCTCCGTCTGCAGCTATGACAGCCACAACTTACGTAACAACACATGCTTCAACTATTTCTGATTCACAAACAGTAGACTCAGGAGTTTTAGCAGGACCAGTAACAGTAACTGGTAGTGTTACAGTAACAGGGACATTGGTAGTAGTGTAATGAGTCAGATAGAAGTAGATAAAGTAATACCACAATCAGGCACTAATTTACAAATTGGTGAAGCGGGTGACACTATTAATTTAACTACTGCAACTGTAAATCTACCAACAGGTGTTGGTGGAACTTCATGGCAAGCAGTAAAAACTACTAACTTTACTGCGGTAGCAGGTGAAGGATATTTTGTAAATACTACAAGTGGAGTTATTACAGCAACTTTACCATCGTCTGCAACTATTGGAAACGAGGTTTCAATAATAGATTATGCTGGAACAGCAGATACAAATAATATAACTATAGGAAGAAATGGACATAAGATTCAAGGAGCAGCATCAGATATGACAGTGTCAACTGAAAGAGCTGCTTTCACATTGGTTTATGTCGATGCAACACAAGGGTGGTTATTAAGGGACAAATAATATGGCTGATTATAAAGATTTAAGATACGCTGGATTCCCTGCAAGTTCAATTGCATCAGGAACTATATCAAACTCTCGTTTAAACATTACAGAATTTAATGATGATAAAATAGTTAACGATATTTCTACATTAGGATTAAGAGTACATACTCAAGAAAATCTTAATGCATCTAATACTTCATCTGCAAGTTTTGATGTATTTCAAGATAGTTCTGGTATCGCCTCAACAACAAACTCATCAAGAGACACAAACGAATTTGTATCAACAGCATCTGAAAATGCTGATAGTCCAACTACTTTTTCTTACACTGGTTCAGAACAAACATATACACCATCTGGCAAATCTAAAATGGATGTTGTTATGTGGGGTGCAGCAGGTGGTGCAGGATATAATTATTCATCTGGTGGCGGTGGTGGAAGACATACTAGTTCAACAGCTGGAGCAGGAGGTTTTGCTTCTGGTACGATTGCTATTTCGGGTTCTCCAACTTACAAAATTATTGTAGGTCAAGGTGGCTTTGCAAGTGATGTTGCAAATGCTTATTCTGGTTCTAATGCTTTTGGTGGTGGAGGTAGAGGTCATGTTTCTACTCACTATGGTGTCGGAGGTGGAGGTGGAGGATATTCTGGTATCTTTTTAACCTCTGTTGCACATGGAAACTCAATTATAATTGCAGGTGGAGGTGCAGGTTCAATAGGTTCTAATCCTGCGACTAATGCTCATGCAGGTAATGGTGGTGGCACTACTGGACAAGATGGCGGAGTTAATACTACTAGTGGTCATAATGCAGATGGAAATGGAAAAGGTGGAACACAATCAGCAGGTGGTGCAAATGGAACAGGAGATTATTCACAAGACACAAGCGGTTCGGCATTACAAGGTGGTGATGGCGGACATATGAGCGGAGGTGGTGGCGGAGGCTACTATGGAGGTGGTGGAGGAGACCACACTAATAATTACAGTTCTTCTGGTTCTGGTGGTGGAAGTGGATATATTGGACACGCATCAGTTTCGAATGGTGTTACAACTGGCTCAACAGATACAACTTTAGCAGGAACAAAAGCTCCTCCTCAAACAGGACATACTTATTATTCATCTGGCATTGGTCAAGGTAACAATGGTGCTAATGGTGGAAATGGAAAAGTAGTTATTGTGCCATACAGTTTAGTAACAAGTGCTACTGGTAATTTTATTTCAAATGCAATTACAGTTTCATCAACAAACAAGATGGGTGCTGTTATTACTTATGAAGATAATCAAGGTACTAACGCATTAAATACAGATATTATAATTCAACTTTCTGCTGATAATGGTTCAAACTTTACAACAGCTACACTTACAGCTTTACCAGATTTTGCTACTGGTATTAAGATGGCGAAAGTCAATGACCTCTCAGTTACTGCGGGGACTCAGCTGAAGTACAAAATATTATTTGCTAATCAATCTGCTGGAGTCAAGATCGCAAGAATCAGGGGAGTGTCGTTACAATATTAATATGAGTGAAGTAAAAGTAAATAAAGTAAGTCCAAGATCAGGGACAAACGTACAGCTAGGAGATAGTGGTGATACTATTACTGTGCCTACTGGTGCTACGTTAGACTTTCCTGCAAACAGTATTGCAAATACTGATCTTACAGGAAATGGACAAATTACAATTAACGGTCAGGCAGTGGCTCTTGGTGGATCAGTAACTATATCTACGATTGCTAGACCGACTTATAACTCAGGTCAAAGTTTTACAATTCCACCAACTACAAATACTTCTATAACTATCGCAGGAACTAATTTTCAATCTGTACCTGTCGTTGAGGCAATAAATTCATCTACAGGTGCAATCACAAGAGCGGTAACTGTATCTTTTTCAAGTTCAACTTCTATTGCAGCTGTATTTAATTTAGCTGCTGCATCATATTTTATTAGAATTGAAAACAATGATGGTGGTGCAGTTAGATCTACAAACGCAGATTTAACAGTATCTACTTCTCCAACTTGGTCTACATCAGCCGGATCATTAGGATCATTTAGTGCAGGGTCAACTATATCTGGATTGAATGTTCAAGCATCATCTGATAGTAATGTAACTATAACTGAAGTAACGTCGGTGTTGACGTCAAACTCAAATACGCCAGCAACGACTATGAATTTAACATTGTCTGGATCTCCAGCAAGCAGTGCAACTTATACAATAAGTGGTACGGCGCCTTCACCTACAAGTGATCAAGCGTACAGCTTTACATTAAGAGCGACTGATGCTGAAGGACAGACCGCCGATAGAGCATTTAGTATTACAATATCTGTTGGCGCTAACAATTCAGGACAGTTTAACTAGGATAATATTATGGCAAACAGTTATTTATCAAGAACACCATCATCAGCAGGAAATAGACAAAAATGGACATGGAGTGCATGGGTAAAATTTAGTCAGACTCCTGGAGCTGCAGGTGCAACACTATTTAGTGCTTATGCTCATGGAAACGATAATTTTAATATTAATCTTGGTGATACTAACCAAATATCTATGCGTTTTTATAATGGAACTGAGTATCAATTAGTACCAAATAGAAGATTTAGAGATTTTAGTGCTTGGTATCATTTAGTGTTTGCCGTAGATACAACTTTAGCAACAGCAGCAGATAGATTTAAAATATATGTAAATGGAGTTAGAGAAACTTCTTTTTCAAATGAAGATCAACCAACGCAAAATTTACAAATGACAATTAATGATACTACTACTATGCAAATAGGAAGATATAGTACTGGTAGTAATTTTTTTGATGGCTACATGAGTCATGTTTCACTTGTAGATGGACAAGCATTAACACCAACATCATTTGGTGAAACAGATTCTACATCTGGTATTTGGAAATTTAAATCACCATCTGGTTTATCCTGGGGTACAAATGGTGTGCATTTAAAATTTGAAAACTCAGGTAACTTAGGTTTAGATAGTTCAGGTCAAACAAATAATTTTACAGTCAATGGAGATTTAAAACAATCACTTGATACACCATCAAATAATCACTGCATAATTAATCCTTTACATAACAAAAATGGTGGTACTTTTTCTAATGGAAATACTAGATATGATGGATTAAGTGGTTCACCTTATGATGCTGCCTCTGGTGGAAGTTTAGGATTCAATAAAGGTAAGTGGTATTGGGAATGGAAGTGGGGTTTAACAGGCAGTGGAAATCAAGCAGCTTTTGTAGGAATTATAGATTCTGGTATTGAAATGGTGCAAGGTGGTAATCCTAGTAAAGGAGTCACTTATAGACCTGATGCTGGATCGGTTAGAAAAGATGGCTCTGAAGTTTCATCTGCTTATTCAGGTTCAGAAAATGATATATTTGGAATGGCTTTTGATATGGATGCTGGAACTTTAAAATTACACAAAAACGGAACTTATTTTAATAGTGGTAATGCAGTTGTAACAGGTATTGATTTAACAAAAACCTACCTTCCTTATATAGGACCTAATGGTGGAACAACAGTTTCAAATATTTATATGAATTGGGGTAATGGGTATTTTGGTACAACAGCCATAACTTCTGCAGGCTCAAATGGTAATGGAAGTTTATTTGAATATGATGTACCATCTGGATATTACGCATTAAATACAAAAAATTTAAATACTTATGGATAAAAATTATGGCTTATACAACAATTAACAAACCTAGTTTACATTTTAATACAGTTCTTTATGCAGGAAATGACCAAAACAGTAGAGCAGTAACAGGAGTTGGTTTTCAACCTGATTGGGCTTGGTTAAAAAATAGGTCAAGTGGTTACTCTCATCAAACTTTTGATAGAGTAAGAGGAACTGCACCTGGTGCATTATATGTTGACCAAACTAATGCAGTAGATACAAATTACCCAATATCAAGTTTTGATACTGATGGAATTACTTTAAGAGCAACTTCACATGATAGTCAAAATGCCAATGGTAATAATTTTGTATTGTGGAATTGGAAAGCAGGTAACTCTGCTGGTTCGTCAAATAGTGATGGAAGTATAACATCAACTGTATCTGTAAACACAACAGCAGGATTTAGCATTGTTAAATTTACTGGTACAGGTTCTAATGCTACAGTTGGTCATGGTTTAGGAACTGCTCCTGCATTTTATGTAGTGAAAGGTATAAATAAAGTTCACGATTGGAGAATTTTTCATCAAAGTTTAGGAGCAACAAAATCAATGGAACTTAATGAAAGAAATGCTGCTAATACTGCATCTGGAAATTGGAATGACACAGCTCCAACCAATAGTGTATTTAGTTTAGGCACTTTTTCAGCAGTTAATGAAAGTGGAAAAGATTATATAGCTTATTGTTTTGCAGAGAAAAAAGGCTACAGCAAGTTTGGAAGCTACACAGGTAATAATTCAACAGATGGTCCATTTATTTATACAGGATTTAAACCTGCTTGGGTTATGTGGAAAAAAACAGACACAGAAGATTGGGGTGTATCAGATAATAAAAGAGATACATCTAATGTTCTAAATCTTAAATTAAGACCAAACTCAAATAGTGTAGAAAGCACAGCTAATGCTCACATGGATTTTCTTTCAAACGGTTTTAAATGGAGAAGTGCATCTGGAGAATTTAATGGTTCTGGAACTTATCTATATCACGCATTTGCAGAAGAACCATTAGTAGCTAACGTAGGACAGGGTGTACCGGCAACGGCAAGATAATTATGAGTAGTATATTAAAAGTAGATACGATACAGGACCAAGACGGTAATCTGATCATCAGTAAAGATTCTGGTGGTGCAGGTTTCCAGGGTAAGTATTATTCATCTACTGCTCCACTTGTATACGAGGTTAAGGTTGCTGCAAAGACAGCCGACTCACCGTACTTTGGTGTTGGTAGTTCTCTTGGATATTACATCAATGGTATACAGACACCTATAATAGAATTAAAAGGACAGGATACTTCAAAACCATATTACTATAGATTCGATCAGAGTGATTCATCAAACAATGGCCACCCATTAAGATTTTATGTTGATGCTGCAAAAACAACAGAATACACAACCGGAGTAACTAACACAGGTAATTCACCTGCACCAGGAAACTCAGGAGCATACACACAGATAGCTGTCGATAAGACAACACCAAATGTTTTATTCTATCAATGTTCCAACCACGGTAACATGGGTAACTATGTACTACATAATTCAACACATCTAAATACAGGTGTTTTTTTAAAGATGCCAACAGCTGATGGTACAGCGAATCAAGTTATATCTACTAACGGATCAGGTGTATTGTCTTTTTCTGATAGTGTTTTATTTCCAACAATCACAGGGATTAGTCCGAGTGTTCTTGACAACAACGCTGGTAATATAGTTATTACTGGTACAAATTTCAAAGACAGTTCGACACCACCTTTTGTTGATGCTATCAATGCATCTACTGGTGCGATCGTGACTGCAAACTCTGTAACATTTACAAGTGCAACATCTGTAACCGCAAACTTTACATTACCAGTTGACGGAACATATTTTCTAAGACTGGAGAACAACGATGGTATCGCATGTAGATCTGGAACAGCTTTACTTACTGTATCTGATGCACCTGCGTGGACGACATCTGCAGGAAGTTTAGGAACAGTGGCTGCTGCAGGATCTGTCAACTTTACAGTTGCTGCAACAAATGCTACAAGTTTTGCAAAAGTATCTGGAAGTTTTCCAGG